CGGAAATTTATAATGTGGCTATATAATGGAGAACCAGTAAATAAGCATGATGACTTGTTTCCTGGTTGTACAGATTTTGTGTATATTATTATCTATACTGATAATAGAAAATACATAGGAAAAAAAGCCGTAAGGTCTGTAAGAAAAAAACCTCCATTAACAGGAAAGAAGCGTTCTCGTAAAATACTTACTAACCTGCCTTTTGTTAATTACGAAGGTAGTCACGAAAAAGAAGAAAATCTTTGTATAGAAAGAAAAATTATTTTGTACCAATGCAGTTCTAGGAAAGCATCTACTTACCTAGAAACTGCTATATTGTTTAGCTACGACGCAATATTTAATGATGATTATTTAAACAGTAATATTAGTGGAAGATTTTTTGATAACGATTTAAACGGTTTATTAGGAATCAATACTGAGGATATATTTTAAATGATTACTGTAAATTATAAAACAGTGTCTACTAAATTCCATATTGAAAAATGTTTAAAAAATTTACAGGAATACAAAGTTTTAAGTTTTGATACAGAAACAAGAGGGTTATATACAGAGGAAGAAAAAAAAGAAGCTATTAAATTTTTAAAAGAAAATAATGAATCTAGCGGAGTAAAAAAGATTGCTTTGCAAGTAGCTAATAATTCTGGTCTTAGTTTTCCTTCGCTGATTAAAGTTACACACTTTGTTTTTGGTGTATCAGAAAATAAGAGTTTTATAATTATATGTGAAGACCCTAAATTAGAAATACGTATTTGGGAATGGGTATCTAACTACAAAGGAAAACTATTAGTACATAACAGTACTTATGATTTAAAAATAATGTATAACAGAGTTAAAAAATTTCCAAATAACTTTGATGATACAGCTATGATGGCAAAGTGCTTAATAAACAACGTAGATATATGGAAAGCTAAAGTAGGCTTAAAAGAATTGATGGGATCTAAGTATGATCCTTCTTGGTTACTGATGAATGATTACACACCAAAAAATTTAAAAGATCCAAAATTTATAAAATACGCAGCTATTGATGGTGCAGCAACTTATAAATTGTGGTTAGAAGTTTATTTTCATTTATATGGTTTTCATTATAATGACTCACCATTTTAATTAAGGCTGATAATAAATATGAGACCTATTGAACACTTGCCAGTAAAATTTCCTTGGGAAGAAGACCCAGAACCAAAGTTTTTTTATGATAATTTTGTAAAATATTTTATTCCTGACATGATTAAAATGATGAACACAGGAATATGTATTGATGATAAAGCTGTTGAAAATCTGAGAACAGTCATAGACGAAGTTCAATTTTCTGTGCATAAAAAATTAGAAAATAATTCGGGCATTAAAAAACTGCAAGAGTATATTCTTCCTGCTGCCAAGAAAGCTCACAAAGAAAAATCTACACAGTCAGTAAGAACTACCGAACATTATTTAAAAACATTTAACTCGAAAGATATTTTGCATAGGACTTGGGTAGTAAACACGTATTTAAAAAGCATAGGAAAATCAAAAGATTGCAAAGAAAAATGGCAAGTTAACGAGTTAACAAAATATAACGTATTTTTAAAATCTAAATTTATAGCAGCTATAATAGAAAAAAGATCAATAACAGAAAATGATAATGTAATAGCTGGAATGGAAGCTTTAGCTGCTTATAAAACTTATCTATGGAATAAGCCAAGATACGATAAAGCTAAAGAAGAAGTTATCTTAGATTCTTTTAATCCTAACAGCGATAAGCAAGTCAAAGAATTGTTTGAAATGTATAAACTAGAGTCTAGCTCATTCTCTGAAAAAACTGGAGAACCCTCTTGGGGAAGAGAGCAGATAGAAGAAATAAGACAGTACAATTCAGATCCTGTTTTAGAAGAAATATTAGAATCTTTAGTAGATAACTCATACAGCGCAATTATTAAAAATAATTTTATAAAAGCATTTGATACTTACACTGTAGACGGAATTCTTCATGGAAACATTTCTTTGTTTGGAGCTAAGACATTTAGAAATACGTCTAATAGCCCGAATCTTTTAAACGCTCCTTCTAGCAAAAGCATATATGCAGCACCTTTAAAAAGATGTTTTGTAGCTGGTGATGGCTTTGTAGTTTTTACTGCAGACTTAGGAGCTTTGGAAGATCGTGTAATATCAAATTTGTCAGGGGATAAAAATAAACAAAATATTTTTCTTGAAGGATTGGATGGTCATTCTCTAAATGCTTGTGGTTACTATCCTGAACAAATAGCTAAAATAATGGGAGAAAATACTGACAACGTAGCTTACGTCAAAGAATTTTATAGACGTGTTGAAGATGAACGAGATAAAGAATTAAAGAAAATACGTTTTAATTCCAAAGCTCCGACATTTAAGCTAGCCTATGGTGGGTTTCCTGATTCCCATAAAGGAGGTGTAATAACACAAGAAATATTTGATAACTATAACAATATTCTTTATCCAGGCATTACTAAATACAGAGAAGAATACGTATTACCTACTGCATTAAAACAAGGGTATTTGCATCTTGGTTTAGGTTGCAGAATATACTGTGATAATCCTAACAGCCAAATAAGAACTTTGCATAATGCCACAATACAGTTTTGGAGCATACTTACACTAATTGCTATTAACGAACTTAATTATAGAATACAAAATCAAAATCTTGAAAAAGAAATACAGATAACATCAAGCATATACGACAGTATTTATACGAGATGTAGAAAAGACCCAGAAATTGTTAAATGGGTTAATGACAACTTAATTGAACTAATGACAGTTCAGTATATAGAAAACGAAGTAGTTCATAATACAGCTCAAGGAGAAGTAGGTTTAAATTGGGCTGATTTGAACAAAGTACCAAACAATGCTTCTGTAGAAGAAATTGCAGAAATATTATCAAAACTTTAAAAGGAAATACTATGAATAACCCTCTAACTTACGTATCGACACCTTTGCCAGAAGGCTATCGATTTAAAATAAGCCCTAGTGCTTTTTCAAATTTTATACTATTTCCTCATAATTGGTATAGAAGTGAAGTACTAAAAGAAGAATTGTTTTCTTACAATACTTCTAGTGTTATTGGTACTTGCGTTCATTACTGTGCTGAATGTGTGTCTAAAAAAATTCCGGTAGACGAAAATATTATTAATGAGTATATAGATTCGTTTTTAATTAAAGAAGATTACGATCCCGAAGTAGCTAAAAACTCTTTTAAAGCAATGGCAGAATGTCTTGTTAATGATTACGTTTTAGAAAATGATTTTATTGATACAGAAATGCAAATGTCTGCTCCTGTAAAATTAGACTATGCTGCTGCAGGAACTTGTGACGCTGTTCAAGGAACAAAAGAAGATACTATAGTTGTAGATTATAAAACGTATAATTCAAAAACTAAGCCTAGAGCTATGCCTTCATACTATAGGTATCAACTTCTTGTATACGCATGGATGCTTAAAGTAAACGGATATAATCCGACAAGAATTAGACTGGTCTATGTTAATCGTAATATAGAAGGTGAAATTAGTGAAAAAACTAATAAAAGATTAAAATCTTATCCTCCAGAAGTAACTGTATTAACAGAATCTATTACTGACGAAGATTTAGATTTTATTTATAGTTTAATGGAATTGTGTGTAGAGTCTGTCGAAGCTGTTAAAAAATACCCAGAACTTACTCACGTAATATTTCACGATCCAAGGCTTAAAATTCAATAAATAGGTAATAAAATGTCTAATGTAAAACTGCTTATTTCTAGTTTGCCTGCAATCGGTAAAACTACTTTGTTGCAATCATTAGAAGAAGTAATGGTAATTGCAAGAGATGGTAAACAGTATCCTTTTCAGCAAGCCCATGTAAATGTTCCTGATTTTACTTCTTCAGATCAACTAATCGATATTGTAGTAGATAAAATAAATGCCTATGAAAAAAAGATAGGAAAAATGCCAAAAATTATCGCTATTGATTCAATATCAAAAATTCTTTTGGATATTGAAGGATATGTTCTTGAGCAAGTAAAATCATTTCCTTACGGCAAAGTTAATACAGAAATTAAAAAGTTTGTAGATTTTGTTGAAAGAGATTTGGTTACTTCATTTGATGTAGTGATGGTATCACATGCTCAATACAACGAAGATGTTGTAGGCTACCAGCTAGTTAACGCTGGTGGTTCTTATGGTAAAAAAGGGGGTATACTATCTGAAGTAGACGAAGCTATATTTTTGGAAATGAAAGGCAAAAACAGAATTGTACATTTTAGAAATCCTAAAATGGTATCAAGAACTACTGTAGAGGATTTGCCTGATAGTACACCTGCAACAGAATTCGTTCTGCAAAAACATATCGAAATTCTGAGAAGTAAACAAAGTGACGCTTCAAAATGGTCTCTATAGTAAACTAAAATAACTCCTGAATCTTATCTGTGATAAGACAGGAATTTACCAAGGGTAGCTCCTTTAATAATCTCTGTGAGGTAATAAAAATGGCTTTTTATAAAGCAAGTACGAAATCTGAAGACGTTAAACAAGGTGGCTCAAACCACATTACAGCTTCAGGTCTATACCCAGTTACGGTTCTAGCACCTATCGTAAGCGTGTCTCAGAACGGGTCTACAAGCATTGATATGTACGTAGAACATGCTGGTCAGAAACAAGTTATTTATGGCAATCTAAGGATTACCAATAACGATGGTTCAGTTAACAAAATTGGGTCAAAAGTATTTAATCAGCTTATGATTATTTCTGATAAAGAAGAAATTTCAGATCCTGTAGAACAAGAACTCCCGATTGGAAAAAAAGAGTCTGCCAAAACTGTAGCTGTGCTTGAGGATTTGTCAGACATTGACGTAATCATGCGTGTCCAAATGGAGTATTCTACTTACAACGGAAGCATTAAAGAAAAGAAAGTTATTAAAGGATTCTTTCGTGCATCTGACAAAGCATCTGCAGAGGAAATTGTTAATGAATCTGAAGCAGGTGTAGGCTACGAAAAAGATACTAAGTATGAGCATAATGTTACATACAAAGATGGTCTGACTGAAGAAGAAGTAACTAGCTGGATTGGCGCACAACGTCCTGAAGGTACTGCTAACGGTCCTACTACCAAAACTGCCCCATCTTTCGGTAACAAAAAAAGATTTGGCCAAAGTTAAAAAAGGAAGGGGGGTTTACCCCCCTATTTTACAACACGTTGGTAGGAACTATACTTCCAACTCCTAAGTTATCCCAAGGCGTATGAACAAGTCCAAAAAATGATTGGGATTTAGATATTATGTTTTGATCCCATATTTGAGCACTGTTTATTTCCAAGTAATCTTGTATAGCCAATTCAGTACCAAAGCTTACAGGTTTGTTTTTTAACATTCTGTAAATAGCTTTCTGAATCCTTATCCAGTAAGACGGAAACATAAGAATACCCATGTCACTTAGCTGCTTAACATTTGTAGGCAGTCCTTCCTTATAATCTGGAAAAGAGTCAATTACCTCAATTTCAGCCTTCTTAGAATCAATACCACTATTTACCAAATATCTATAGTAAGTTTCTTTAGCAGCTACATCAGATAAGTCAGTCATGTGAGTTCCTAATTTAACAAACTCACTGTTAGGACTGTTTATATACTGATGAATATAATCAACAATCTGATCTTCAGTTTTAATGTCTTTTATACGTTCAGCAATATCATTTAAAGAACTTTCCATTTCTTTTCCAGATCTTACTGTGCCAAACACAGGACTCCAGGTTTCTAAAAGTTCTTCAAGATTGATGCCAAACTTAGATGCTTTCATAATAAAGTCAGCAAGCTTATTATTTCTTTCACCTTTTTCTGTAAAAACTTTTTTAAGAACAAAATCAATATCAGCTTTAAAGCCAGAAGAAGGATCATCAGCATTCATAACAATTTCTGAACCTAGAGAATTGATAAATCCACGTTCTACAAAACCATTACCGGGATGAGCTTTCAAACGCTTTTCAATAGATTCAATCTTACTTTTATAAGCATCACTAGAATAAGATCTCATTCTGTAAGTATTAAGATCATTCCTTAGCTGTCTGTACTCGTTAAAGTCTCCTAGAACACTCCTGTACCCTCTCTGAATCTCCATAGGATTAAGACCCATGACCATTAGGTAGGATACGTTAGAAACGTTGTCTATAGCTATTTTGGCAGGGTTAAGAACTACCATTCCAATCTTAGTACCTGATACAAGATTTTTTGTAATTCTCATAGCCCATTGCATTTTCTTACTTTTAAAAATAGAAGGTTCTGAACTTCCTACTAACCAATAAGCAATGTCTTTTCTTACATACTCTATTTTTTTATCAAAACCGCCTATATCACTTAAACCAGGTGCTACTCTGCGGTAGTTAGCTTTAATTTCAGCGGGTAGCTTATTAAAATCAGCATCTTTAACATCGTTAAGAAACCAAGGATTATCACGATTAGAATCTTTTATAATGCTGATTAAATCTTTAACACCATTTTCTTTAATATCCCAATGGCTGTCTTTCTCAAGCAGCTTATTTCTAATTACTTCAGAATCTTTTATTGCCATGTTGTGAGCCATAGTTCTTACTAAAGCTTGACTAGGATCTTTAAGCAATCCTGATTTTTCTTTAATTTCTTGAGGAATAATAAACCTGTAATCTTTTCCTACTTTAACTACTCCGTTCATATTTTTAAATTTATCATTTACAGGAACATCAGCAGTTTGCATTCTAAGACCTGTAAATATGCCTTCTTGGTAAGTAGCATCTATAACTTTTCTATAAGCAATACCAAGATCATTGGCTGTAGCATCTCTTACAACTACCCATTCTGTTTTATCTTGATTTTCATATCTACGGGCTTCTGACTTAGGGAAAGTTTTAAATGTTATAGGCTCAGAGTATTCATCAGTTACTTTACTGTCTCTAACTTTTAAATTTTGAAGATTTGAAGTCTTTTCGATAATAGCTTGGCTAGCTAAAACATTGTCTTTTAGTACCTGAATAAGTTCTTTGTTTTCTAACATGCTATTAAATTTAGCTTCTCCTATACTCTGTATAGATAGAAGAGCAAGCATTTTCCTTCCTTTCTTACCCACACCCCCTCTGCTAAATCCTGCCTCTTCAACATTATACTTTGTATTTTTTACTACTGTTCCGTTCACGTTAAGATCTACTACAGACTTTAAAGCAGTAACTTCTTCAGGACGAATTTCTCCAGCTTTCAACATGCTTTTGATTTCTGCATCTACATCAGTAACGCCTTCAGCAAACATAAAATAATCAGCCATAGACATTTTTGTACTGAAGTCAAAGAAGTCCTTCATTTGGCTTTCATCAAGTCCCTTCGTGACTTTCTTAAATCTCTGCAGTTCTTTAGAGACTATTTCAAGATTGTCTGTCTTTATAGCACTGTGCATAGACAGCAGTTCATTTTTCTTGGCATTGTTAATATTGTCATTGGTAATCTTATGCACCAGGCTTTTCATAGCTTCAGAATTGTCATAGATTCCTTTAGCTCTATTCATTGCTTTTTCGTAAGAAGGAAATACTTGCCTAACCCAGTTGTCTGCTTGAACAATTCCATTTTTGCCATAACGCAATGCAGGATCGTTTATATAACGAACCATAGAATTGTTTATATAGCTGATATAAGTGTTATCTACAGGAATATCTGTGCCTCTAGTAGGGCCAGCAAATAGAGGTGAACCAAATTGCTTTTGTAATTCAGCGTTTAGGTCTGACTGACTTTCTCGAAATGCTTTACCATCTTGGATAACACTGTTTATTGCTCCGTACAGTAGTTCTGGATCTATATCAGAAGAATTAAGGTCATTAGCAGTAGGACGTTTGATTATCTGCTTAACCTTCTTTATTACCTTCTGTATGAAGCTCTCAAGGCTTTTTAGCGTGTTTAGTGCCTGATATACCTCTGCAGCTACTTTAGGCTCTGTGGACATTACAGAGATGAATTCAGCCATCTGGACATTTTTAGGTTCCGTACTATTTAACATGTAATCTAAGCGTTGATTAGTTTTGTCAGAAACACTTAAATTACCTCCTGTATAAACACTCAGCAATTTTCCATAAGCTTTATCAATATAAGAAAGTTCGTTATTGTTAATACTTAAATCACTTAACCAACGGCTTATATAGCCTGCAGTAAAGCTGTGAACAATTTCATGCTCTATAAGCTCTATAAGCTTTTTTTCATTCTTTACTGGTTTTTCTTTTGATCCGCGAGTATCCGTAGTTGATATTACAACGTCATCAGTTTCAGGAATAAAAGCAGGAACATCTCCTTTAGAAAGTCCTGCCTTATTGCT